ACATGACGCCGATGTTGGACATGGCCATGATCGCCAGCTCGTACATAGCCCCTTCTTGCACGCCGGATATGTAGCTGAATGTCTGCCCAGTATTGCGTTCAGGTACGCTGATCCATTCGGAATCTCCTTGCTTACGGTGCATGATGCGCCATGAATCAATCACCACAGTAGAGTCCGCAATCTTCCAGTTTACGAGAATGCGGGGCAAAAGTGTGCCGTCCGCAAGCTGTGTCAGTACGGTTTCATCAGAAACGATATTCGTGAGTTCAGGCGTAGGCGGTGTATTCGCTTGGTACCGCGTGGGGGCCGTGATATTCGAATCCCACGGAGGTATTTCCCCGGTGAGCGCATCGTAAAGATTCGTTGCCGCGTCTTGGAATGTAATTTGAGCCGTTAGCCCTTCTGAGGGGGTTATGCTTAAAACGGTCAGAAGCTGATCCGTACGTCCAGCGATACCAAAAGATACCAAATCCCCAATATCCGGAGCCGATGAAGTGGCGGGAATAGGCATGGCAAGCGCGAGAGTACGAGATACGCCGGGAACAGTCTGAACAGAGTAGTACACGTCGACGTTGGTGGGAGTGGAAACACGGATGCCGTAGGATTTCCCCGCTTCCATCGCACAAAGCTCATCAAGATCAATGGAAATAAGGTTGCCATCACTATTGAGAGCACGGCTTACGACGCGCCCGGAAATGATGCCCCACAACGTAACATCGTGCTGGCAACGGACATGCTCACCCCGGCGCAGCGTCAACGATTCCGCCTCGGCATTGAGCGTATACACCTCGGGGCGTAGCCTCAGTTCCGCAAGGCGCAACCTTCCATGTTTCCAAATCAGATCGGGATTGGTAACGCCGTCTTGTTCCCATTCGATGACATTGGTGGCGTTTGTCTCATTGTAGCCATCAGCATAGACCACGCGCTCGTCTTCTTGGAAATCCCGAGTTTCATTCAAGAAACGCATACGAAGCCCCTGCACGGGTTCCGTCAAAAATTCCTTCTTTGCTGAAAAACCCCATGTATTTCGAGGGGTCAGGATTTCAACAACAGGCGCATCCGGATCGTCCCAAACCACCCCATGCCCGTTTATCAGCGCATAAGAGCCTCGCCCGGCTCCCATGATGTTGTGCTGGAGTTCGCCCGCTGTGGTGCGTGAAGTTTGGACGGCATTATAGGCCCACCCCCACCGCTGGCACCAGTTATAGAAATCAGCATAGGAATCCATGTCCATTTCATCCCACGACGCGGGTTTACCCGTGCATTGCGATGTAGCCACGAGAAGCGCGAGGGATGCGGGGTTGTTTGTGGGCTGGTCTATCCAGTTTGTCCCGTTCCAGATCGGCGCAATGGACTGGCAATAGCAGTTGAATTCGTCGACGTTCCCGGAAAGCTGTTCCGTAGCCTTGAGCTGCACTTCGATGAGCGTAAGCGGACGGCCCTGATAGACCACGGCGGGACGGTTGCGCCAGCTTTGCAGCGTCGTCCATGTACACTCGTCCATGACCGTCTGATCGGTGGTTTCCTTGTCTGAATCTGGCGTGACGCGCCGGACGGAAACTTCATACTGTCCGTCGGGAACGTCAAATTCCACCCCTTTTCGTTGGGTAGTAACCGTTTGGCCTGAGAAAACAAGATATGGGACAAAAACGCTTCCGGCTCCGATAGAGATAGTTCCTGCTGAAGAAGAAACCGTTCCGGCAAAACCGTTCACTCTTTGGATATTTTCAATGGAATACGTATAAACGGCATACCATCTGGTATGCTCCTCATCAGCAATCATTTCTCTTTTTTCAACAAGAGTTCCCGTGACAATCGCCATACCGCCATTCACAGAAAGGGAGCCGTCGGCATTTACGCCGATACTGAAATTGCCGGATGCATTCCGAGAAAGGTTTATCGTTCCCCCGCCCGTCGTGCGTGTCCCCCCATAAGAAATCCAATCGGAAGCCCCCACGCGGCGGTATCTGACTTCAAGTTCAACGGATACGGAGTATGAATTGCCTTTTTTGTCAATGCGTTTCAACCCGTTAAAAGTAAAGAACAGCGCGATATGGTTGGTATCGGCCTTCGTCGTCCGTGTTACCCACCCCACGCTGTTCTTGAGCAACACGGACATGGACTCTTCGGACACGGCACGGTTGAACCATGCAAACCCGCTGCCCTGCCAGTTCTGGTGGATGCGGTATTCAGATCCTTGAAAGTTTCCGAACGGTGTGTCTCCGATACGGAAATCGGATACCTGCACGTTGCCCATACTTACAACATACAGATAGCGGACATACTGATCGTTTCCGGAAAGGACGGTGTAATACTGTGCGGCGAACCGGGGCGCGAATCGGATAAAGCCAAGTACAAGCGGCACAATGCCGTAAGGATCGGCACGGTTCTGTGCGCCGTCGATGCTCCAGACTTTGGCGGCGGTTTCGTTGTCGGCGGCGGCAAGCTTGGGTTGGGAAACACCCGCTATGGCATTTACAAGCAACATGCCGCTCATCATGACGGCGGCACCCGCTACGGCTCCCCATCCGGCCCCCATTCCGAGAGCTTCAATACCGAACCAGCCCGCGCCAGCCCCGCCCACATACCATGTCGCTATGGCGGAAACAGCAATGACAACCAATTGCAAGATAGTCGCCAGCGGGTTCTTTCCCCCGCCCTTTCCCAATGGAATACAGACGGAAACAAACTGTCCCTCACAAACCAACGTCGTGTGCCACTCTTCATAAGGTACCGGAACGCCGTTGACGAACACCTTGGCATAACGCAGCGTGGTGTAGCTGATCCCCGCATCCCGGCAAGCCTTGCGCAGTCCGAAAAGGAGGCTGGTTCCGCTTGGGATGAGGCTGTCGATGACGTTCGTTCGCATCGGGGAAGGCCGCAGCCGTAAAGACGCCCCGTCCTTTTTTAGAACGGGCAACGCTTCGGGGATGGCGGGAAGGTTATACAAGTGCGACATGCCGATATATCCCTACGAGTTGATAGCCTGTGCCGAGCATTTTGAGGGGGGCCAACCGGGAAGGCCGCGTTTCTTCAACGTGGATGATGTGCCGGGCATCAACCACGGCGGCGCAATGGCAATCGGCCCCACGGTAGCGGTATAGGGCCATGTCCAAAGGCTTGGGTTCAGTCCCCTTGGGCAGAAGAACCCACTCTGAAAGTGAGTCTCCAATCATGTGGGAAAGCCGCTCTTGACCGTCTCGCGTGTGCAACTCCTGCCGTTCGTAGACTTCAAGCATATCTTTGGCATGGATGCCCCGTTCCGTCTTGAGCATGAGCAGAACCAGCCCGCCGCAATCGCAGCCCAAAAAGGAGCGTCCGCCGTTTTCAAACGGGATGCCGATGTATTTTTCATGCCACTGCATCAGAATAACCCCGGAAAAAGCGCAGGATAAAAGTTCATCGCCGGGCACGGTTCCGCCCGGTAGTCGTCAGGCCCGAGTTCGGCGTCAATCGTGCCGGCGTTGTAAATTGCCGAGGTGATTCTGAGCACTGGAAATTCCTGTTGTACTTTATCCGGGGAAGAGGCAAAGACTGTCTTCACCGTGAAGGAGGCCGCCGATTCCATATTCCGGATAGCCTCCACATACTCCCGATCGATATTGTCAATCGAAACCTGCGCCTTGATAGGATCGCTTCCTTCCGGCTGGTCGGGCACCGTAAACTTGAAGGGCTGCGCGTAGTAAACAACCCCATTGTGCCGAGTCCCGTAAATAGGCTCTTTCGTCTCGTTATGAAGCTGGATAAATTCGGTCTTGTCCGAAGATACCCGGATCGGCGCGGACAATGACGGATGCGTGATTTCCAAAAGAAAAATATATGGATCGGCACTGTCGTTAGCAGTAGCCCATTTCCTGAACTCACTACTTGTTACGACTGACATAAGGCCATATCTCCAAGGTCATGGTGACATACCAATGCCGCGCGCCAACGGGGGCAAACTGGATTTCCGAATCGCCTTTTACCCGCACATAGCGGTACACATCGGCTGTCGGGTCGGGCCACCAGAAGGACCTCCCGGCGTTGCCGTCAAGAAAATCCTTCATCGTGGCCTTCTGTTCCCATTTCAGAAGATACTTGACTGAGCGGGACTCTGTGCCCGCGCTCGACCGCCTACGCTGACGCTTCGGGCCAGCGTCCATATCAGTCACGATGACGTCATAGTCCGGAGTCTCGCCATAACTATCCACAAGCGGCCTCTGTGGAAGCGAGACGGGCCATGTGATTTCGGAATATGCCATCAGCGCCCCCTCACCACAGGCTTGACGCCGTACCGCCCCCGTATCGTCTGGTCGAGGACTCCCCCACGGGCGATGTCAGATGCCATTTCTCGCTTGAGCAAGACCACAACGTCCATGCCGCCCTGCGCATTACGCTGTTGCTGCACTTCGGCGGTAGCATTGGTGCCCGTCTGGTTGATGACTTGGATGTTGATTTGCGGAGTAATGTTCCCCGTTCCCTCCGCCCGAACGCCAAGATTTCCGCCGGAAGTCCGCACAAGCGG